CTGCGTCGTACTCCATGTTCAACTGGTGGAAGCTATAGTCGTTTTCGCTATCAAACATGCCTTCGGGTGACATCTGCCGGCCCGTTGCCTGGTTGTTGACGATCAGCACGAGGTTCGCTAACAGGTGATCCAACATCTTCTGTTGCGGCCAGAGTAACGACGGATACCCGAAGCCCCAAAACTGTGAAGGCTTGCCGGTATTATCGTACTCCAAAAAGTTGCGCCAACACGAAAACGGAAAGTCAGGGTATATCCACGGTGTCGGTTTGGCGAACATGAAGTCATCTTCTATGAGAACAGCACGCACAATCTTTGTAGATTCGTCCGGTATATCGATACCTATCTCTTCGGCCAGATGCGCACGTAACCAGATTTCATGGATTTTATGGCGCTCTTCCTTCTCGCCCTGTTTCTTGAACTGGCCCCGCCCGTCACGCGGTTTGAAGTCTGGATAATGGCGTTTGATGTACCGCATCTTGCGGAGGTTGGTGTGTACGACATACTCATGATCGGATAGGTCGATTTTGTTCGCATCGGGATCGGGCGCAAAGCACAACGGCGAAATGGTCGGCGCTTCTAAACGCTGGTGGATCTGGTTCCAGCGGACTAGGCGGATCGCCATGCCGCCCACCAGGTTGTGATGAATTGTGCGCTGGATCTCTTCGCCTTCGCCGCCTGCGTCGTCGTACATGTCACGCCAGTCGCCGATCTGTTCGGTCAGTTCCAGCGCTTCGTTATACTGTTCTTCAGCTTCAGGTGAGTCGCCCTGTTTCGGATCGGGCACGATGTCTGCACGGGCAACGGTTTCTTCAATCTTCGGACTCAACGCGTCAACCACTTCGCCCACTTTTGGATACAAGCTCTCGCCCGCGGACGAATAGACACGGCCCACCCGCTCACCACCAATGTAAGCATTGACGTTGCAATAGATCGCTTGCTCATTACGAATCTGATCATGGAACGGTTGCGCAGCGTTTAGCGCGTCGTCTCTCAGTTTTATTAGCTCTTGACGTGTGTTTCCCATCGCTAGTCCTGCTCCCAGTTAGTCCCATCAATCCCACGGAAAACCGTGTTCGCCCCAGCCGCCAATGTTACCGACGTATCGACCCCAGCTCCAACATCATCACCGCTTGCAGGAAATATCTGGAGTGTGTTCGCACCGTTGTTGAAAACAACCTGTTTGATCCCCGCAGCCACTGTAATGAGTGTCGCTGCGTCGTTTGCGTTGGCAACTGTCGAGAACTCGTTGTATTCCGCTGTCAACGCGAGGCCGCCGCCTTGCGTCTGGGTTGTACTCGCTGTCAAGCCCGCATCGGTTGACCGCTGGATCAACTGGCCTGCGCCCATCGACAGGCCATAGAGCGGTGATGTTTGACCGATACCCAAATCCCCCGCAGCGGTTAGCGTGACAACCGTTGATGTACCGAGCGTGTCACTCGCCGAGACGGTAAAGTTATCGCTATTGTTGTTGTCCACCCCGACAGACCAGTCTGCATTACCAGAGAAATGGACGCTATGATCGGCAGCGTCCGCACCACCGATCCGCACCGTCGTATCGCCATCGGGATCGGCTATATGCAAGATGTCAAGTGGAGCTTGATGTCCTATCGCAACTGTGCCGTCAGAGCCTTTGACAAACATCGCCGTAACAGGCCCCGATGCCTCAATGGTAAAGTCAACGTCCAGCGTTGCGGGATTGATGCGTAGACCCCGCTGCGATGTGCGGGTATCAAAGCGTATCATCTGTCCAACATCATCGGTAAAATGCAAAGCATCAGCGACATTTGCTGGAATCCGAACGATGTTTTCACCGCTCCCACCCTGCCATTCTAAAGCCTCATTCAGAATCATATCAAATGTGTCGTTCAGCTCGATATGGTTCGATACAAGGTTCAATTCAAAAAACGTCGCACCCGGTTCGGTTGAGCCTGTACCTTGGAGTAGTAGATCAAACCGCTTCGCATTCGGATTGCCTGTCACAGCCGTAACAGAACCGGATGTGTTTGTTGCGTATCGGTTCGGATAGATACAACACTGATCGCCAAAACTATCACCCAAATCCAGAGCGGTGATGTCATACGAGCCACCATCGTTTTGCAGAAAGTCGTTATTTCCTATATCAATCACATGCCCACGGGTTAAGCGGATCGCCCGGCCTGTCGAATCATACGTCTCGCCAAACTTTAAGAGACAGTTATTCACAACGAGATTCTCAACGGTCCCATGGGCTTCAATGCACGGGCTTGTTTTCTCAAAGTGTACGCCGTGACATGTCACACGACTCGCGCCGGAATTGTCCTTGACAACATAATAATCCTTGCCCGGTGTCGTAAAGTCCGGTGACTCGCCAGCAACAAAAAAGAAATGGATCGTATCGCCTGGGTTCGTCGTCGTCGTTCGTGCGACCACCGTCGCGGAAAGGTTTGTTGTCCGATCGATAATCTGATCACCCAAATTCACTTGGCCTGTTGTCTGGAAATTGATGCCGGTATCGATAAGACTGGTCAGCCCGCCTCCGGTGTTTGTTCGGTCCCGGACCCGGATCTCACCCATGAACACAATCCCCGGCTGTGCATTGCCAACACCATCACCGATCCCGAACAGCTTCACGCCCCCGTGGAAATGGATGGTAAAGTTGTTGTTGTCGATGCAGAACTGATAATGTTCGTTCGTGGAATAGCTGCCGCCCAAAATAGAGCCTTCACCTTTGGACGAGCCATCGGTGATCAGCGCCACGCCCTGATTGTTGTCCCGGACCTGACAGGTATCGATACTAAATCCGAACGTATCCCGGATAACCAAACCACGCCCGCCAAATTTATCGATCTTCAAATCTTTCAGTAAGACGCGCTCAATGCTTTCATCGATCTCCAGCCCATCACAATCGAACGAACCGACAGTTTTATCGGTCGGCTTGCCACCATAGATCCGAACCTTTTCAACGACGATGTCACCTTTCAGACCGTTCGCATCAAGTTTCAGCAGTATCCCCGCGAAGCTGTCAGCATTCCATATCTGGCTCGCATCTTCATCGGAAGAGCCTGCACCCTCGATAACCATCGAACGCTTGACCACACCCGAAGCAGTATACACCAGCGGGATAGATGTCCGATACGTCCCAGCCAGTAAGCGGAGTTTAATCCCCGCCTCAAAGCATGCCAACATCGCCGCATTGATCGCAGCACCCGAATCTGTGCCGAGGTCCGCTGGAGCGTCTACATCCGCATCAGCCACAGCGCCCCACCATTCGGCATACCCTTCGGTGGTAATGCCAACGCCGAATACAACTGTCCCGGAACCCGAAAAGCATTGCATCCGTGGTTCGGCGATGAAGTTCCCGTTGAAAGTGACGGTCACACCGCTATCGATACTGAGTTGCCCACCTTTGACCACCTCAAATGATACATTGGCAGGAATTGTCAGGTTCGATGAGATCTTATACGTCCCAGCATCACAGACAATCTTTCCGCCTTGAGTGCCGAACTGGTTGACAATCTCTAGTATCTTGCCATACGCATCACCGCCACCGGTCCGATCAATACCGCGCACCCTGGAGAGATGAACCCCACCGCTACGGATAAAGTCATTGATCGGTGTGAGGCTTGAACGGTGCCTGACTATTGCAGATTCGTTACCTTGTGTCATGCTTGAATACCCTCAATTACGATCTGCGCCCTACGTTCTACGACAACCTTGTCTGGCTGCCAATCGTCACAAATGCCGTACGCTTCGACACTGACACTGTCTTTGAAAGAATAAGTGCCGCCTTTCCACTGGAAGCCAAACGAATCGCAGTTCGGCGTTAAGTCATGCATGCAGAACACGCGAAAATCATCATATTCATCTATCACACGAGCAAAAGCACAGTTACCACATGCGTTCTGCTTCCGATAGTTGTTCATAATCTCACCCTCTAATGCTTGCCCCAGCCCCAAAAGGTTGCACGCTGCGGAGTAGCATCAGGCGAACAGTAATAATACAGTGGCCACCAACGCTTGAAGCATCTCAACGGCAGGCGGAAACAGATGTAACCCCAACGCTTTGTTCTGATATTTACCGCCCAATGCATAGCGTTTTCACCATAGATGCAAAATGGCCCAAAACTGACATGGCCGCCCAAAAAGTTTTCAGCGAACGATAAAGCCGGATACCTTTTCTTAAATAATGTCATAATCTCACCTTAACGGGATTCCGTTCTTTTCTCACAGGCCCCGGCTTACCTGTCACCTTCAAGCTAAACGCGCCTTCGGTTGCGTCTGGACCATCGACAAATTCGTGCGTTGGAAACTGGATGAACATGTCCATAAACTGTTGCGGTAGTGCGTTGTTGAAACTCAGCCAGCCGTTAGCGATCTCTGGCTCTAGTGCGGTAGCGATTCGATCAATCTTTTCATGCCGTCGAGTGTGTAGTCTCGCTGGGAGTGTCAGGTTGTGCGGTTCGCCGTTGTCCTGCCGACGTTGTTTTTCTTCGCCGAAGGCACGTCGGACGCCTTTGGTAATCTCGCCCGTTATATCCTTCACGAACTCTTCGATTTGGAACCGGAAGTGTAGCGTTGAGTATTTGGCGTAGAGATCGAAGCACGCTTTAATCTGTTCAGAAAGTCCGCCACGACCCAGCCAACAGTCGGCCAGGTATCCGTAGCTCTCTTTGCTGACGGGGAACCTTTCCCACAGTATCAGCACCGCACAGGCGAAACAGTTTTCGATTGAATCTTTCGCGCCTGCCCAATCCAAGAACAGTGATGCTCCGACGATACTGTCCCAACTCACCAGCCTGTCATCGCTTCGTAATAGGCCCTCCTCTGTCATGTTGAAGCGGACAGCGTTTTCCATGTCAAAGATTTGGTGTTCGGGATCGTACGGTTCGTTCTGAAATTCCTTCATCACTGAGTATCTGCCATCGGCAACGATCGCCTCTTGGACCATGTAATAGGAGATGCCGTCCGGCCAGAGCATTTGAACACCTTTCAGCATGTCTACCTGGTTCGCGTCGTAGAAGCCTTTGGCGGTATCGAACCGCTCTAAATCGGATAGGTCTGTGTATAGCGCCTTCCATTCAGTCCATAGGTCTTCGCGCTCTGACCAACTCAGCACCGCTTTATACTTCTCTGAGCGGTACGCCGGATTCTCCACCAGTTGCGGTAATAGTGCGTCTTGATGCAGATATGTCCCAACGATTCGGAAATTGGTCTGACCGTCTGGTCTGCCTGCACGTCGCACGTCAGTCTGATACCAGTTGCGCACCTTCTCACGCTGCAATGGCGAAAGCACCGTCTCTGAGGATTCGACATCGTCAAGCAGTATCAGCGAGGGACGTTCGGCCCCATGTTTACTTCCTCTGATTTGCCCACCCCTGCCCTTTGCCGTAACGCGCACGCCGTTAGCGCACACAATGTCATCCTGCTTCCATGTGGTATGTCCACGCATCTCGCCGTAGACTTCGATGATTTTCTCGTTGCTCTCCAGTTCACCTTTGACATCCATCACCCGCTCAACAGCGAGGCTTTTGCTCTCTGAAGTGATGATGATGAACTGTTCCGTTTCGTAACAGATCGCATGCAAGACATCGATGAAGCTGAAGAACGTGGTTTTCGCACCACCACGGGGCGCAGCTATCGCCTCAAGTGTGCCACGCTTTTCGGGACGGTTGAACCACTGCTCATGATGTGAACCGAACGGTAATCCGAAGTGTTCAGCTAAGAACACCTCCGCAAAACGGCGTTTATCCCGACACTGATTGTAAAGCGAATCCTCATGATGTTCGCTATCAGTCAGCAGCGGCAGGATGTTCGCTTGTGGTATCTGATAACGTCTGTATGCGATGTTCATTTTTATCAACCAAAGCGTTCAGATCGGGATTGAACCGTCCTGCTTGACTGGATGCCAAGTCGTCACCTTTGACTGAACGCATATTCTCTTTTGGGTATGGCTGTGCTAATGGTTCTATTTGTTTTCTCATTTTTCGGTCTAACGGGTAAATATAGCGATGTTTCCCCGCCTTCCAAATCTTCACGCATTCATCAGGGGTTCGTCGCTTTCCCCTTCGCCATAAATCCTTGCTAACATTCCGAGGATGCCATACTTTTCCATTACCATCCATGAAATGATGCGCCCCTGCTGTCTCGCCAGTGTAAATCCAATTCCCCGCTTGATAAATGCCGCCGATATGCCCCTGCTCCGGATCTGCAAATGATACGCACAAGCGCAGACCAGTACAGCGGCTTTTCAGCATCTTAAGTGCGATAGATACAATCTTGGACACATTCGCTTGATGATTCCCCAATGCAACCCGAGACAACTCGCACCCCTGCGTTGGTGTCAAAGAAAACGCTGATACGAGTTTGTATGTAGCACCCGCCGAGAATATGACACAACCGACGAAGCGGGAGTTTTCCCAAACGCCACATCTTACCAGTTTACATCTCGGCATCCGTTTAGAGTAATGCCACTTCATAACCGCATATTTGGCCGCTTCATGCGAACACCAATCAAGTTGTAAACTCATACCCACACCCCGGACATTTCACAGGCGTTTTCTCATCAAGCCGGGATTGCATGTCGAAATCAACAGGCTCAAATTCATCAAGGCTTATCAGCGCCTCAAGTTCTGCCAATTCAAAACCACTATCCCCAATCTCAACGCCATCGGCATCAAGTGACTCGGTTAACTCTTTGAGTGCTAATAGATCCCATTCGCTTGTTTCAGCCGTCCGATTATCAGTGATTGAATACAACTTCGCATCATTATCGCTCATATCCAAATATATCACCGGCACAGTGTCAAGCCCTTCGATGGTCGCTGCTTCAATCCGCCCATGCCCAGCGATAATCATGTTGTCCTCACGCCTGACAAGGATCGGATTCGTCCACCCGAACCGTGATATACTGCGCTTAATGTCGTTGATGTTCCGTTCCGAGTGTTCACGCGGGTTATCAACAAACGGCTTCAATGCGTCAACTGGCACGTATTCAACTTTAAGATCTTGCTGCATTTTCAACTTCCTGGTTAAATATCCCGATAAGGTCTTTCAATCCTTCTCTTACAACTTGATAGCCTAACATCGTGGTACGAAATTCGGTAGCGTTCGGATCTTCCTGCTTACTCAGTTTCAGCGTTTTCTTGATAACAATCTGCTGTGCGGCCTTCATGATGGTGAAGTCGTCATCGATGAATTTTTCAAGGTCCTTATTACGCCGGAGAATGAACGCGCGGAGTGCAGATCTGCTACGTTCAATATCCCACTGGTTGACACGATTCGCCCAATCATGGTTTCGATACCACCGCGCAAACACGGTGTGTGTCCTTTTCTTCCCCTGCACCTCATAGGCACACAACGCCTCAACTGACCGTTGTTTCGGGTCAAGATCTCGATAAATTTCAAAATATGTGTAGGAAAGATCGGTTTCACCTTTGATTCGTTCGCCTGCCACACAATGTATCCTCGCAACAAAAAAGCCCCGAAAACGGAGAGCCACGCGGCCACGCTGAAACTGCCACGCGGCCCCGGGATCCCGTTCGGGGCTTTGAAGGTAGATGATTTACGGAATTTCAGTAGCTCGGAACCCGCCACAGGTCGAGCTTGCCTATAAAATACTAGATTCGCAAGGATGTGTCAAGGATAATCCGCATAATGACGGCGTGCCCAGTCCATCTTTGACGGTTTGATGATATGCAACCGTTTCCGCCAATGCGCCAACGTTCTTGGATTGACACCGAGCTTTTCCGCCATCTGTTTATCGGTCAGCCCCTGCGCCGTCCATTCCACTAGCTTCTGTTCGATGCCGTCCGGCATTGTCGATCTGCCTGCCATATTCACACCTCAATTCATTATCGCCTGTTCCTGCTTGCGCAATGCGAGTGCCACGTATTCGGCAAGCAGTTCTTGGGTGTCACCGTCCATCGCCGCTATCTGATTCGCCAGTGCTTTCAACTTCCGCTGTTTTGCCGTCTCTTTGCTGATTGGTGTTTTTTGCTTAATGTTCATCGGGTTGACCTCCACCACGCCCTAAGATGTTGCCAGAGCGTCATATTATCAAAATGTTTCTGTTGATTGTCCAGTCGTGCCTGGAGTGTGGCGTTCTGCTCCTTCTGCTTTCGCAAACTCATCTCCTGCTGTGCAATACAGCCCTCAAGAAGTTCGACCTCTTTTGCCAGTTCCGCCCCTTTTGTCAACAGTGCGTTCGCTTCTCTTCGCCACGCCTGCCAACTTTTCGGATTTAATTGTAACAGATTCTGGATTGCCGGGTAATTTGCAATCTTTATCCCGCGCCGAACCATCTCCGGTGATAAGACGACGGCCCCACCGGGAACCGCTTCATCGTAAAACACCAAATACCCCCGACTATACTGTCTCGGCAGGTTCTCCGTTCCTCGCACTCTCGGCATCGGTTTCCACCGCCTTTCGCTGCGCTTTGGCTTTACGCTCTAACGCTTTTATCAGCGCCTTTCGATGTTGCCTTGCGCTGGTCAGCTTCTTCGGTATCAGTGTATTGCGTTTCTTGTATCGCATGTTCCGCCTCCCATTTCAGCATGTCGTCAAGTGTCCGACTTTCCATCAGTAGCTTGCTATTCGTGTTCGACAGTTGACGGCGTAGATCATTACGCGTTTCAATGAGCAGGGCAATCTTTGAGATTTGGACCTCCCACTGCTCATCGATTTTGTGGATCGGAATTGTCATCATCGCCCCCTATATCTCATGCAACATGCAATCACTATTGATAATCATACCATCTTCATACCAATTAAGCCCTTCTGACTGACAGTGTGCCTTATCATCAGGATGCGGACGCAAGACAATATCCATTGCAGGCAACATGGTTGTTCCATCGAAAATGTTCAGAATAGAGAAAATCACGCCATCACACCTCTCTCGACATGTTATGTCCTCTTGATCCGCCCAATACTTTGCATGACGCTTTAGTTGCGCGAGAAACATTTCGCGGACCTCACTCTCGCTTTTCGCTCTGACATTCATCATCATCGCCTCCTAACAGGGCACTACTTACCATCTCATACATCGCGTTTCTGTCTGCTTCGTGAAGATAGCTCACAGAACGTGTTTCGCCTTTATATGACCATTCAATCATATATCTCATGCCGTTGCCGGCATACGTGGTATCCTTTTTGACAACACAGCGCAGACCTATTAGGCCGATAATTGCTTTCCCATCACCTACAAATTTAGTCCCTTTTTGCGTTTTTCGCACTGTGCCTGCATGGTTCGGTGTTTCGTACTTCATCATTACCTCCTAGCAGCTTTTCCGCCTGTTTGGTCAGCATTGTAAGCCGTAACCGGTTCTGTACGTGCGTTTTGAGATAACGCCGGTTATGCGCCACCATCTCACGCAACACTTGTTCCAGTTTGTCGATTCGCTGGTTTTTATCGCACATCATACCGGACCACCTTTCGTTAAGTGTATCCCGGTTGTCAATCCTTTTATAAAAGCCACAGCCTCACGCCCTGTCATATATCCACAACCGATAAACGCTGCACCTAAAACCCAGTATCGCATTTTACCATGTTCTGTCTGCTTCACCCGCACCTCTAACGGATACCCCGCATCTGTGACCTCGTCAGCCAACCGCTTTACATGTTTTTCGTCTGCATATACATCGAAGGTTTTATCCCTAGCCATTACTGCCCCCCCTCATTTCACCCCTCAAATCCGCTTCAAATTCAGCCCATATCGCTATCCTGAAGTTTTGAAGGTTAGAAAAGTTCGGCGTGATTTCCACCATGCCCCGGTGTCGAACATACCCACCCGCTGTTGGACGTATACCGCATACTCTGCGAGTGACACAAAACCGCCTGGGTAGAGTTTTGGAAATACTATCTCAAGTTGCATTATGCCCACTCTTTTTGCGCCGATTTTTGCGCCGATTTTTGTCTGTCTGCTGACATTTCCTGCCACAAAAAATCTGTCGTGTGTTTTTGGCCTCCCATCTATTATTGCATCCTTCCAACCTGCATTCGCGGACATCGCCAACCCGCACAGCCTTAAATCCATCTCGTGCGAAGCGGATTCGCCAACTCATATCAAGCTCTGTACATCGTCTACTACACAAGAATCGATCAATATGACTTGGTGTGAACACCTCCCCACAATATCGGCAATCTCTATCTACTTGCCACCCTCGTTTCCTTGCTTCATGCACCTGCGCTGACAGCATCGGATACGAGCATCCAAGCTCTGAGGCAATAGCCCTCAGATTCAGCCCATCAAAAACACGGATTAACACATAATCCAAATCTAGCGACTTTTTCCTGCTGCGTACAGTTTTCGCCGCAATTGCCTTGCAGTATTCAGCCCTTACGCCCATCGACTTGATGCCTCGCGCAAGACACCAGCGGCGGATAGTCGCTCTTGATACTCCAGTTTCACGCTCCAAACGCCGATATGTCTCCCCACTTTTTATCAATCTACGCAATATTCGCTCAAAGCCCCCCGTAATTGTTTCATCAGGGCGTAACTCAGCTCGATAATGGTCCATGAATTTTAGCTTAGCGGCCATTGAATGGCTCATATAGCACCACCTTTCAGATTCGCTTCAAACTCAGCCCACACCGCATCCACCGCCACACGCCAATCCGCCACGGCCAGCTTGCCGTCAAGCCCACCGTCTGTCTGGTACTGCCACCGCAGCTGAATGTCCGGCGGCAGCCAGCCCACAAGCCACCGAAGGCGAGTCGGAGCGGTGAAAGATTTAGACTGACTTTGATGTAAGTCCAGCCACTCCCGACAGAACTGTAACGTTATGGCCCCGGGCACACGTCTATCCGGGACCTTTGGCAGCCGCATCTTGAGCAAGCGGACCACCTCCGCACGGTCCGCTTTTATCGCTTTAATAAACGGCTTGACCTTGCCAGGATCGCTGAAATTGATCCCGACAACCCCATCACGCTTTTCGAGCCACAGGTTCAGCCCTGCCGCTTTCGCTTGGGTTAGTATCTCACTCGCTGTCATAGGTTTGCCCCATATCAAGAAACGAACGCCCCGCCGCTTCTCGCGCACGTTCAGCTACAAGCATCGCCAAATGGTCGCGCAACATCTCAAATGTCGCTTTCGCATCGTCACTCGCCCAACGCAATCCTGCTGGTCGCAATTCTCCTGTTTCGGAATCTCTGCGATAAGACGGTGCTGATGAAACCAGATATAAGCGCGACATCTGTTTTTCTATAACCTCAATTAGCTGATCTCTTGCTGTCATTCAACGGCCCTCCCAACTTATCCCGAATCCCGCGATAGCAATTATCGCTTTGATTTTATCTCTCATTGTGAATCTCCTTTCATCGTCGTTTGGATTTAGTCTGCTTCAACTCAATAACCAGTTCTTTGAGCGTGTCATCAAGCGATTTTATCGATTGCGCATTCTCGCGCTGGTTATCGAGCCACCGGTTGACATATTGTGGAAACGCTTCTATAAACTTCGGGAGCGTGTCCGTGAAATGCTACATTAAAATCTTAAAGTGCGAGAAAATAACGCGCATGAAGGCGACAAACACGCCCAAGAATACCAGTTTGCTGCCGCCTTCCTCATAGATTGCTAAAAGTTCATGGTTCATGTTTACCTCGTACCCACGCGGTTTTCATCAATGGGAGTAATCCCCAGCCTCCGGTATTCGCGCTCAAGTTCATAACGATCAGGATCGGCTAGCGCCAGCCACAAATCTTCTTCCAGTTGCATCGTTAATCTTGTGCGTATTTCGTCCATTAGTTCGATAATGCGATCACTTTGTATGCTGTCCATTATATTCCCCGCTAAAACAGGAGAAGTTGCGGCGCGTCTGGTGGGGCGGAACTTCTCCACGCCGCCCGCTGTGCCTTTGTTCTTTTCTTGTGACATGGCACGCATAAGGTGCGGAGATTACCCAACGAATTATCCCCACCATCACGGCGTGCCATGATGTGATCCACATGATATAGCCTGTCTGCCATATTGTCAAAGCCTTGCTGAATCCATAGCTTATCCGCGTAAAATCCGATATTACGGTCTATCTGCCGAACACGGTACCGGACTTTTTGGATAAACACGGTAGAGCACGAACACTCACAGCAAACGCCCTGATCCCGCTTGAACACTAAATGTTTTGCATAGCCCCAATCATATAGAACTCGATGCGTTTCTATACATAAGTCAGAACACCATCTCCGGCGTGGTGGACGGACAGTCTTACCACAACCAGTACACTCGTCTTTTGTTCTTTTGTGCAATGCGCGATATTCGTCTGCATTCATAATAAACCTCAGTAATACTCGATTATCTCATAGACCTCGTCAACCGAAAATGCCTCATAGGTTTCTGTTGCCCTCTGCCCTTCAGCATCGTAGACATCGAGGATATAGTAGCCTGGCCATTTCACTGTGACCTCAAAACGTACCCGTTTTTCAACGAATTCTAGCATCTCACGTTCTTCATCGCTAAGTGCATCCCATTCCCGAACCCATATCACATGCTTCATGTTGCCAAATTCTAAGTTATGCGGCCGTTGTGAAATCATTTTTCTCTCCGTTCTATGTGTTTTTGTGGATTTTTGCATGACACTCACGGCATACCGCAACAAGATCGAAGCACATTTCATTGTAGAGACGATCATATGTCTGATGATGCACGTCCACTGCCCAATTATTCCATTCAGTCTGGTATGCGTAATCCTCCCAAAACCTGGGATTTCTACGCATTTCTTTGTGATATGCTTCAAGTAAAATCGACACTGTTTCACCTCCAATTTCTTTCATTTTCACCGGGTGACATAAAAATACAGATGGTGACGTATCGTAAAACGCTGCAAACCCTTACGCCATATAGCCTTGTGACATATTGGTGACAGATGGTGACATGAAATCCAGTTTACCCCTAAGGATTTTAGCTTTCGCGTGGTAATACGGATTTCATGTCACCACTACTCTTTTTAGAGCAGCTCCATAGCACTCAAAGCCGCGCCCTCATTGGCTTTGACGCCTTCGGACGATACGTCACCATCTGTCACCAATGCGTCACCATTTTCGCGTATTCCGATGTTTTTCCAGATTCTCACGCCGCCATGTTTTCGGCCTGATTCAAGCCCTTTTTCACCCAATTTCCCACCGAAAACCTTCTTAGAAATGGCATATTCGCCGTTGTCCTCACACCAAAATTTGTATTTCTGATACAGGTCTTTTGCACTCGCCTGATATTCATCGCCGAGTATGCAACACTCTTCGATAAACCGTCCGACAATGTCCATATCCGCCTGATATTCTTTGGTCGCATCCGCCACCGGACTCGGCATCCCCAGCCCGTCCCGTTGCCACTCCAAACAGCCCTGGATCGCCCAGTTCAGAATCCCCGGCCATTCGGTGCGCAGCTCACTGAGTACCACAGAGATCGGGCGGACATCCGCAGCTAAACGCTCTTCGAGGTTGACATTAAACGGTATCAGCCGAATCCGCCGCCATATCCCCGTGTCAGTGCCACGGATAATCGGTTTATGGTTGACCCCTATCCAGAGTTTGTGCGTTGGCTCAAAATCGAAATAGTCTTGACGCATGAACCGCGCGGTAAGTGTGTCACTGCCTGTCAGCCGCTTCACCAACGGTTCGTTAAGCCTTACCCCTTCACCGATCTCAGTGGTTGACACAAACCGCCTGCCCATCAGGTCGGCGATGCCTGTCGGATGGTTATCGTGCCTGCGCTTTATCAATAAATCCGGTTCAGACGGCTTTGCATAGTCGCCCAACATACCCAAGATGGTTTCTAGGAATGCCGATTTCCCATTAGCGCCCGACCCGTAACAGATGAGCAACACCTGATCCTGAATCAGCCCGGTGATGGAATAACCGATAGCACGTTGGAGAAACCGGATCAGATCTTCATCCCCGTCCATATAGAGATTTAACGAATGCAACCAGAACGGGCAGACCGCTTGCGGATCATACTCAACCGGCGCAAGTTTCGTGATTAAATTGCGTCGTGTATGCGACATAATTTTCCCCGTCGTGAGATCAATCGTCCCATTTTCGACATTGAGTAACATCGGGTCTTTATCCAGTTCGTCGGCTTGAACGGGGATGTTCGGCTCAGACCGTGCGAGATCGACCATCGCATTATATTTATGCGCGGCATCGCTACGGATCGCATGTTTCACCCTGGCTTTCCGCTCATCATCGTCCTGCGCTTTCGCCGCATCGACCAGCATCTTTTTGACCGTCTCTTTGGCTAATCGTTGCGCCCACAGTTTTCGATCGACCTGATACCGCGTCTTATCCCATATCAACCACTTGTTCCAGTCTGCCACATACCGGATATTTTCACCATAGTCAGCGACAAACCGTTTTGCGTTCCAGCCGTCCGTGAACCGTATCGCCTCCGGTACTTCGTTCAGCTCATTCTCACGCCGTTTCTGGTCCCGGTCATAGATACTCTTGACCGTCGCCAAGACCTCCGCCTGTGTCATCGGCGGATCGTTGCGCTGGTTCCAGCCGATAAGGATGGGCAAGACCTCCCGATGTGGTAAGCCCATCGAGAAATAGTGTCCTGCGAGTTTCGCGCACGCATCGTTTCGTTGTCCATGCCCGACCCCATCTAACAGCTTCGCATAGTCATTGCCGAATAGGTCTATTTCGTCCGTAGCGGTGTTGTTTTGCGCTTTGGGTGTTTCGGTAGCAGAAGCGTCTAGAAGCACCCTTAGAAACCAATCTGGCACATCCGGCGGCCCACACTCTTCAGGGCTAATCGCCCACTCATATTTCTTCCCCGATGCGTGTGTGCTAGGTGGCGTGACGACAAACCCGCCATCTGCGCGAAGATCCAAATGCTTAAACCGTGAATCAATACTTGCAAGTTTCCCCACGAAATTCTGGATACGGTCATTATCCAGCAGCGTCGTCAGCCCTGCGGGATAATTCAGGTACGCATGAAGCCCCTTGCCACTAATCACCTGCGGGCAGCGCAGCCGTTCACCGTTATTGCGTTCTCTAAATGCCTTTATCGCGTCGGTGTGATCAAAGTCCAATACGATGTTCCGTGAGATCTGCCCGGTAACAATGCCGATATTGCTATCAACAAACTTTCCGCCCGGTCCAAACCATTCTTCAATATCATCATCATCTGGCAGCATACTTTGATACAACTTCCATCGAACCGCTGGGATTTTCCCGGTTGCAGGGATAACCGCCCAGCCCCTTTGTTGGTATGCTTTCGCCGCCTCATAATTTGAGTTACTCATCAATGTCCGTCCTTGTTTTACCGAGCGAAATGTGTTATAATTTCCTCGGTTGTTTGGGGCTAAACGCTTACGATCTGGGGAGATCTTCTAAAGAGCGTCAGCCCTTTTTTTATGCCTAAAATCGTTCTGAAATCGCCTGTATCACTGTTGTTGTCACCGCATTGCCGAGCATTTTGTATCGCTGTGTGTCACTTACGCCGTAAGTGTATCCAACTTTAGTTTTCACTCCTATCGTAAAGATACTTTGAGCCAGTATTCTTTTGGGAATGTATCCAGTTATGGCACGGATTACAAACAAGAATAAGGTTTGCAACTTTTGTTCTAAATTTTCTGTGCTTGAATGGCTTAATGTGGTGAACTTCAAAAGTTCTTTGAGTATGGTTAAATCGTTCTCCGCATCTCCGACAGGTCGCATCATCTCGTTTCCAAATAATCTTCCGGGCTTCAGACCATTCTTTAGATGAGTTGAACATCGTCCGTTCTGAGGAAATCCCACCTCGCCAAGCTTTGCTATTCTCTCCCTGATTATGTTGATACCAACAAGCAGTTGAACAAAATCGCCTATTTTTATATGCGGGTGACACCAATTTTTCCTTTCCGCATTTTTGGCACTTAAGAGTAACTTTTCTTGATTGTATATCTCTATTCCGTTCTCCGCGCAATCTATAAGCACATCGGGGAGAACATGCCTGTTTGTTTGTTGATTTTTTGTATTCAAAAACCTCGCCACATATTGCACATTTTCTTGCGGATCGTCGTTTCCTACATCCCCAACAAGTTTTTGCGACTTGCGATTTTGACTTTCCGCATTTACATTTTTCCTTCGATCTTCTTTGCATACTTCTATTATAACATATTTTTCTATTTCGGGAAAGCCCTGAAGCCGTTCGCATTCGAGCGGTGTGAGCCTTCTTATTTGACGGTCTTTTGCACCGAACATCTCCTTGCTTTGCGTACCTGTCACACAGTTTCCTAGCCCATCAGTACGTTCAACTAGTTCTTTGCCACGCCTGGGGCAATAGTCTTTGCCGTTCCGCTGTGCTTCTCGCCGTATGGCTTTCGCTTCCTCCGTTCGCGCTTCGGTGAGTGCCACCACCTGATAGTTATGACTCGCCCCGCTTCGCAATGCGCAGCTTGCCGCTGTATGTTCGGCAACATTGCCACTTTTGTTAGTGTGGAGAATCATCGTGTTATGCTCAAACTTGCTCTGGGTTATTGTTCGCATCTCACTACGAGCGGAGAATCCGCCCTTGTTCTTGCCTCTTGGTACGTCGTAAATCACTGTCGTGCTTCCGTTGAAGCTCCTATCTCCGCTTCGGGTTCCGAGGCTGCCGGCAACACAATCTTCCCCATTCCTCGACGCATTAACCTGTCCGTCGCCTTCTCCGATAGGAAATACTTCGGGTCTACTTGTTCCTCTAAGATGTCCGACAATGAAGATGCGCTCCCGGTTTTGTGGGACGCCGAAATGCTTACTATTGAGGACTTGCCATTGCACCAGATAGCCAATGTCGGCGAGAATCCCAATGATTTGCGCGAAAGTTTTTCCATCGTCATGACTAAGTAGACCTTTGACATTTTCAAGTAGAAAATATCGGGGTCTTTTGTCGGTGAGAATCCGAGCGATCTCAAAAAAGAGTGTGCCCCGACTGTCTGCCAGTCCCTTACGTCGTCCAGCCACTGAAAAAGACTGGCAGGGAAATCCCGCACAGAGCAGATCGAAGTCACTGATGGATCTGGTATCAATTCGAGTTGCATCGCCATATCCTTCATGGTTCGGATAGTGGTAAGCATAGACGCTTTGCGCGTATTTGTCAACCTCCGAATAGCCGACACATTCCCAATCAGCAGGAAAGCCATACTCAAAACCACCGATACCAGAGAATAGGCTGAAGTATTTCATTATTCAATCCTCACAATCTGATCAATATCCACTTTGGCGAAATCTGCCAGCGCGTTCAATACCAACTCTTCAATGTCGGAGAACACATACCCGTTTTTTCAGCAATAGACCATGCCTCATCAAAGGTCAATCTGTTGCCTGCCTCCAGAAAACGCAACAGCGTATCCGGCTCAGTACCCGTAGCACAGCGAAACTCTGTTTTTCGACCTAGTAATGCTTGCCGCAAGTTCGCAATGTTTGTTTCCAGCCATTCATTATCGGATGATGCTTCCTCTTGCCCAAAAACCCCGTACTCATCTATTATCCGCTGAACTGTGCTGTTCAAGTGTTCGCTGCATCTGAACCACTCACCACGCACATGATATGCGCTTAACGCTTCATGTATCCTTCTCTCAACTTTCCACGCATTGCACAGGTAGTAAACCTTGAATGTGTCAAGAAGTAAAGGATTTCCTATCTGTAGTGACATCATTCGCGTTTTCGGAATCTTGGCGACACCGATTTTGGCAAAGAGTTCGTCGCCAGCCTTACAATAAACCACATATAATGTACTACCCATTTCCAATCCTCACAATTTCACTCACATCAAAACCGCCAGCCTTCGCCAGTTTATTTAGATCTTCTATCGTCCATCCGTTCTGGCCTTTTATCTTTCGCGCTAGTGTGTCCGGGTGAAGATCTGCCTTTTCTGCAACTGCGCGTTGGCGTTGCCATAATAATGCGCGTATTTTATCATTATCTACGGTTAATTCCTGCATATTATAACCTCCTCTCAATGTGACGCAATTATACCATAAAGAATGAAAAAAAGCAACAATATCCGGCTTATTTTCTTGACATCAGGTTGACGATATAGTATAATACCCACCGTCAGCAAGGCATAAAAAAAGCGGGCTGACCGCTACACACGATCAACCCGCTTTCAAATTCTCAACGAATGTCAATTCGGAAAATCAATACCCAGGAGATATAGTATCATGTTAGCAATTAGAAAGTCAACAGGTGAGTATCAATACTTCGACAACCACATCGAAGCGCCAGCCCGCATCAAAGGCATCGCCACCCGAAACGCTCAGCGCGTCTCTGAAGGCGTCGTTGAAGTGATAACACCCAATCCATCAACACGGGGCTTCTTAGTACCGTCAGCGGCAAATGAGGGCGTTTTTCATGCCGTCAGCAACTACCCGACAGCGTCTAATAACACAACGCCGCAATGTGATTGCAACATGCACCGGATCGCTGGTAGCTGTCAGCATGTCCGAATGGTCTATGAACACGACGCACTGCGCATACCTTACAGCCGAGTTTACACGAAAACGCCGCACAGCATCACCTACTATTGCGGCAGCGATAACCGCGCACGCAGTTTCATGCGAAAGCACATTATCAGTGACGATAACCACACGCTAACCGTCTCGCCCCAATGCGTTTACCTGGCGAAATATCCAGAACTGGCAGGCGGACAGTACAGCACACCGAAAACGGAGGTATTATCATGAAAGCCCGAATCCGCTACCAATGCTTTACACTCTACCGCCCCGGCATGGACATCGAACACCGAACCGTGCTATTCTACGACATGCCGACCAAAGTTCAATTAGACTTCTCCAACGGCAGAACCAAAAGCCGCTGGGGAAGGTACACATACCGAAAGGCGAGACAATGAACCGCTTCCCAACAACATCCGAAATGGTCGCAACCGAACGGCGTGAGGCTTTAATAGCCTTGCGCCATTTGGCAGGCGAATCGATAGACACCGAGCCTCTATACTTTCGCGGGGCAAACGGCAGCTCTATCCTGACATACGCAGGTGCTGTAAACCTCGCAGAACTGTTCGGCGTAGAACGGGTACGCGAGAGAACCAAGCAGGCAGCACGAAACGGCATCCCGGCAACATTTGCAACCGTCACAGTTAAATATGGTAACAGCTCACGTACTGGTGCTGCCGTCAGTCGTAACGCGCAAGTTGCCTGCGAACTGGCATATCGCAACGGTATCAAAATGCTTTTCAACTCATAAGGGGAATATCATGGACATCAAAAACCGAGAAGGCCAAATCATTTTCAGCACAGAGGCTGCAAATCTCATTGACGCAGATCTCAGTAACGCAAATCTCAGTAACGCAAATCTCAGTAACGCAAATCTCATTGACGCAAATCTCCGTAACGCAAATCTCCGTAACGCAAATCTCAGTAACGCAAATCTCATTGACGCAAATCTCAGTAACGCAAATCTCCGTAACGCAAATCTCATTGACGCAAATCTCAGTAACGCAAATCTCAGTAACGCAAATCTCAGTAACGCAAATCTCAGTAACGCAAATCTCATTGACGCAAATCTCATTGACGCAAATCTCAGCGGTGCCAAAGGCCTGCTTTCACCTTCGGCTTGGCTGGCTGAAAACTTCAACCATGACGGACGAGGCTGGATCGTTTACAAATCGTTCGGCGAATACTATTCTTCGCCTGCTGACTGGAAGATACAGCCGGGCGAGTTTCTCACCGAAACAGTCAACCGTATGCCAACCGATCCCTGTGGCTGTGGCGTGAATTTTGGAACGCTTGAATACACAAAGTTCAACACTCTGATGCAGACATGGAAATGCCGGATCAGAACGCTCCATGACGACGGCTCACCCTGTGCCGATATTGCCGGGGTGGTTGTGCCGTATAACACGGACGGAAAAGCCCGTTGTGAGCGGTTGGAACTGGTAGGGAAATACTCCGAAGAAGATGGTTCGCAGCAGGGGGATGCATGATGCTAATAAGTACGCTAACCCAAAACATCGACAGAGACATGACAGCGCGAGGCACACAAAAAGAACTTATCAGCGACTTCGCTGAAGCATTGGACGACGCATTCGACAACCGGGCGATGAAGGCATTGCAACTGCTTGATCGTTTGGCACGCAACACCAATATCATGCCAGCGGTCGAAGCCGAACTCAAGCGCCGAAAGGAAGGAGAAACCGATGAGAATTGAAGTCACCTACACCGGGCTTGATGAAGTATACCGCATATTTAACACTGTCGGCACACTTGCATCAACGCTGGAGAACATAGCGACCATGCAAGAGGCATTCAACGCCGACGGACGCATATTTATCTTTGATCTCTACATCACGCATCGATACAACCAAGCCGTAATATATGTCGTGAACCAAGACGACGCAGACAGGTTTATCGAATGCGTTGACGACTCAATGCACAATCCCACCATCGGCCACGAAGTCACCGAACCGTTGACATATTAACCCACTTTTAGGCGCACGAAACCCCACGGACAAACATCATCCGTGGGGTTTTTTCTATAAGGGATAAATTATGCCGCCTGTTGCGTCCGTTTCTGCTAAAGCTCTTTTAGCCGTTCAAGCAGCTCGGTTTGATTCTTTGTCCACCGATCATAGCTTAGCTTTGCAGGCTGGACCCGCCTTTCAATCGTTTCATTGTCAGGCTCTGTAGCCAGACCCAGCACCCGCATATCATGATCGATAATCATCTGCTGAAGATTGGCGATCACCATCGAATGCGTGATATTCGATTCCGCTTGGTCCGCCGCGTATTTCGCTGACTTCATGTCCAATTCTTTGAGTTTCAGCGTTATCTCGTTGAGGATAAACCGTAGCATGATGCCCGCAGCAGCCAGCACGAACACCGTCAACGCTTGGTCTGCATACTGCACCAGATCCATGACAGCACCTTAAACATCGGTTTTCCCAACCAGCCCCGCCCGATTAGAATCAGCATGAAAAAACCAAACCGAGATAGTCGTACGCCCCGTCTCGGTTATATCAAAATCGGAATTATCACCCACATCAACAACTTCATCCACCCCGTCAAATATGCCCTGCCCTTTCCCATCCGCCCAAAACACGCCCGCATCCGCATTGGTAATCGTCCCATCGTTGCCGCCAATACGATCTATCAGCGTGTCCGTGGCATATCCGCCCCGAAAATCCCACCACGATACCAGCCCATCGGTCACGATTCTGTGGGTTCGTGGCAAATGTATCCCCTGTGGGTCTGAAGGCACAACAAGTTTCCGCCTGGTCTGTTTTTGCATCAGTCATCCAACCTTATAAAGAAGTTCGCTTCGACCTGTTCGTCATCGCCCGCATCAGAATTTATAGGCACCGCGCCCCGATTCACAAAGGTAGCGTAAAGATTGCCGGAGCTATCAGTCCGAAATGGGAACGCCGTCACGACATGCGCCATTCCTGCCGTGTCGGTTCCGTTCATACTCGCCATCCAATCGCCAGCGAGTACCGAGATAAACCCGTCCGACGCATTAGCCGCCGCGATGGTAAATATCCCATCACCCGCAGAGAAGCCCACACCCGAACGTGATATAATAATGTCCGCCGCTTGCTTGAGTATTGCACCTGTGCCATCTTCTGAACTGATGAGCGTCACACCGATGATCTCGCCCGACACTTGGACGTCTGCAACACTCAGCGTTTTCGTGCTGCCGAGTTCATGCTGATCGACCTGTGCTTCGTTGATCCCAACCAGTTCCGTGTTGAGGATAAGTTCCAGCGGTTTCTTGTTTTCGACTGGCTTATATGTTGGCGTTTTTGCCATTATGCCCTCCTTTTACTGTTGCGGCTCTTGGCGGAACCGTCCTGTCTCTGTGCTTACCCGTGCAGCCCTGCCAGCCTGAAAAGCGCCACGCCCGACCAACGCCGCATTATGGTTAAACCGTTGGCCCCTGTCAGCACCGACCCGTTTCGCACCCATCAGCCACGCTTGCCCGGCGTCCGAGACGATCCAGCGCCGGAATACTTTGTCACCAACCAAACCCGACGCAAAGACCGCGGCCCCGGGCACGCCGCCGCCATAGATTACCGCGAGAGATGTTAAAACGCCCGACGTTGTCAGCCGTTGCAGGAAATTGGTTTGGCTGCCTTCCGTGATCTTCTTCAGCCTACTAAACGATGCAGAGATTTCCGCAACTTCATGCAGACTCTCCGCAGCATCAGACCCAAAGATTGTATTGAGTTTCGTCTTGCCAATCCCCTTATCCAACTGCCGCATCAGCGCCGACGGATTCCAGTTCCCTTGCTGGTTAAGCGAGTTTTCTAAGAGATTCGTCATCATCGCAGCTTGGACCTCACGCCATGGTTCAGACCCGACCCCGCCGACCATCTGTTGGATGCGCCGCACATCTTCAACAGATGTGCCTTTCCGCATCAGCGCAGGCACGACCAAAGACGGGCTATCCTTCATCTTCCAAAACTTGCGGCTCGTTCGGTGTTGTGCTAACTGAACACCTTCCCGAAATGTGTTCGTTGCTTCATCGATTAACGGCGCAAGATCTGGCCGCTGTGCTTTCACGGTGTTGTTCATATCTTCCGATAAAGACTTGTAGAGCGCCTTATAGATGCCGTTCAGCCCCGAATTGATTAGCGCATCTGTATCGATCGTTTCACCGATAATACTCCGAGTCTGTTTCAGCGAATCAAACGTCATAGCCCTTACCGGCGCAGCACTCGCAACGGTTCCCGGCGCAGCACTCGCACCAGTGATTTCATCATACAGCGCCGAAATATCGGGCACATCGTCAAAACTTTCGCCAGCGACCTTTGCAAGTATCAGCTCCTTACTGACAGGCCCGCCGAAATCGAAAATCATGCTCTGGCTTGGATTGCCAGCCTTGCCGACCTCTGACGCATACCGCTGAAGAAACGTACGAAACTCTTTGGGTGCAGTAAACGCCTTTTCTGCCATCGGTAACAGTATCTTCGCCGCTTCTGACAGGTCATCATCGATTAGCGTGCCCTGCGCAAAGAAGTCATCGATGCCCGTCCCAGATGCCCGCAACTCCTTCGCTTTTATCACCGCCTGCTCAATGTCCTGGGCAAGCCCTAAATCCTCGCCCCTCGCACCAGTTCTTACCAGCGCTTCAACTTGGCTCATCTCCGGTAACGCAGCAAGCATCGCTTTTTCAACATTTCTCATACCCGGCGTGACACTTTCTGTTAATTGGGCCAACAGCCCGTTTGTGTAGGTTTTGGCGAGTAGCGCATTCTTAATCCGTACTACACCCGCACGGTTAATCTGTCCGCTCTCCTGTGCAATCCCTGCCGCATCCTGGGGCGAAAGCACCCCTGAGAACGCCGTGATAAATTCGTTGTTTTTCGGTTTGCTCAACGCATCGATTAGCGTTTCGTCAGGCGATACCCGTAACAAGCCGACCATATCATCGCTTAGCGATTCAGCGTCCAATGCAGACTTTTCAAGTGGTGAAAGTTCCAGCCCACCCTCCGTCGCATCACGCACGAACTGCCGCCGATCGACGTCGGTGATTCGCTCTCGCACCAATACGGGATCGGTCATGCTGCCGACCACATTTGGATCAATCCCATAACTCGGTAAGATCTCACGCAACTGTTGTTGATAGTCAGCGAACCGTTCAGGATGCAACGATCTCGCACGCCGCAACATCAACGCCCGACCATTGCCGGATTCAACGAGATTGTCTTTCCCGACGATTGGCGCCCCTTTATTCAGCGCCGGAATATCGGTTAGAAGCGCAGCCGGTTGCAACTGTGCCGCTTGAGAGATAACCTGTTGCTGTGCCGCAACTCTGTCCCTGCCACGCGGTTGCAGCTCACGCGGGAATGCTGGATTATCGGCGAAACTGTCGAGCTGAGAGGGGATGAGCGTATCCAACGGTACAACCTTATACCGTGTCCGATATGTCACGTTCGGATCTTTGCCGAACACCGTGCGGACCTGTCGTCCACCACGAACAACGTCCACCGTCTCATCTATACCAACATCTACCTGTTGACGTTGTCCAATCGCACCCTCTGGCAGCCGCTCTTCCCCCCGAAAATCTTCGAGATCACGCAGGATTTTTTCAAACTTCGGAACATCTCCAATCCCACCCAGCGCCTTACCACGCCGAGCATCAGACTGTGAGAGCATAGCGAAGGTATGATCTGTGCTGGCAGGCAGATCCAGCCCGCCTTCCGCTGCGAACTTGTCATAAATCGCACGCGAGATCGTTTCGTAGTTGCGCTTAAATTGTTCCATCCCATCGATTACCGCTTGGCCTGCAATTTCCATATCGGCAGCCCCATCAATATCATCTATGGTTTTCTGGAGTATCCCGATCAGATCGGTTTCCGCAGTTTCCACCAGTTGACGCAATGTCTCATCACCAAGATTCACCGCAGCCGCTTCGATAAGTCCGACCTTGCGCGCCTTGCTTTTCGCGGATGCCGGTAACGTCAGCCCATACTTTTGCTCAAGGTCTACGATTCGCTGATCGACAGCAGACTTCAGGTTCGCATCGGTCAGATTCTCAACCGCACCGACCCCCTGACGCAGCCCGAACTGTAAGCCCCTAAGCGGTAACGCCGCCGGATCGACAGCATCAAGAAACTGGTTTGCCTTTGTCGCAAATCGTTCTGTCGGAACCAAGAACCGATCGGCTTTCAGTCCAGATATAACTTTCTGCGCCCCCGGCAGACGACTCGCCGCCGCCACCTGCGTTGCTAACTGCGCACCTTTCGCACCTTTGGCGACAGTCCCGGCCATCAGTCCCGAAATAGCGACAGCGTCCGAGAGGAAACCCAGCGGATCTTCGACGACATAACGCCGGAACCCCCCAACATTCTGAGGCCCTAGCCCATAATTCTGCTTATAGAACTCAATGACCGCTGGTAACATCGTAAAATCATCGATCCCCGTCTCACGCGCCACATCCGCGACCCGGCCCCGACGCTGTAAGATCTCTTCGGGTATGCCAAATTCTACCGCAGCCCCAACCCCCGGCAGCTGTGCGATCTGCGCACCCGCTAACGCCTGAAGTTCACCCGCTAACGTCGCAATGCCTGCCAGCGCCGGGAACGTGCCGAGCCTTGCATCTTTGCCGATACCTGGATCGACAATGCTTACCACATCTTTTAACAGATTAAACGCCGAACCCGGTGTATTTTTAAGCATCGCCTTTGCCACATCGGGCGAAAAGAAGAACTCTAAATCACTTAGTTCTGCCAGCTCTGGATTTTCACGCTCAAATTGCAGGATTTCCGGCGCACGCAATCGGCGCTTGAAATCTGCAGGCGGATCGGGAAGTTCAGTCCGCACACCCGCAGGCCGCAGAGTTGCTTGGAATGGGTTGACAGGTTCAGGCACGGCTTGCGGCTCAATAACAACCGCACCCGGCAGGGGCGCTAATACCTCCGGAACCGATAGCGGATCTGCTGCCCCGTTGTCCTGTGCAGAATCTTCAAGCACCCTTGCAAACGGATTTTTTTCATTGGCCATTATCGCACCTCCGAAGCCCGCATGATTTCGTTGACCTGATCGGGCGATATATTCAGTGCTTCAAGTTGCGCCCGGATCTGCTCCGGTGTTGCGCCCTGCTCTTTTTGGGTTATCGCAATTGTTATCATTTGGTCACTTTGATCTGTTGTCAACGTCGTGCCGCCCGTTATCGCGCTAGCAGGATTCACCGAACCGATTAGAAAATCGTGAATATCTTCTTGCTGGACAACATCAGCAAGCCCCGGCACAATCGTTGACAGCACGTTGCGCCCGTTCTGCAGGTTCGTTGCGATTAAAGAGTCTAAAATCGCCCGATTCATGCCCAAATTCTTATCAGGCGATGGGAATATCTGCTTGTAACCTTCATTTTCGGCCACACCAAAGTTTGCCCCCGACATTTGACCCCGAAATATCACAAAAATGTTTCGCATCCGCTGGATTAACCGCGCGATCTCAGGGCGCTGTTCTAATCTTCCTTTTTCGCGCAACCAGTTTTCTATCGCAGTGCCCGGCCCCAGGTCAGATATGCCCGCATCAGCTAACGCATTCAAACCGTTACGGATCTCCGATAACGATGCTAACATCTCTTGCCTGTCGAGATGTTCTTGCCGCGTTTTACCGTCCATCTGCTTGACAATACCGCTCATCAGCTCACGTTGCGCACCTTGCACATCGCCCGCTTCAAGCCGCTGATCGATAACGTGTTCCAGTTGCTCACGCTCTGTAGCCGACATTGTCACAGCCACCGAATTGAATGCCGCCCGAATTGGGCTTTCTGCAAATTCTGGAGATATACCGGACCTGCGAATAGTATCATCTATTTCGTCAATGGTCATATCCGCTTCTGTCATCTCCAAAACTTTTAAGACAAGGTCTTGACGGTTCGCAATCCTGCGCCCGAAACGTGTTGTAAGCAAGTTTGTAGCATTAAGTATCTGCTGCCCTGTGAACCGTGACAGGTCTACATTTCCGCCTTGCGTACTTCGTGTAGCCGCCACCTTCTCACGGCTTGCACGGTCTAACACGCTCTCGCCTGCCTCAAACTTCTCTTTCGCAATTCGTTCTGTCGTCTCTTGCTCAAACCCTTCACGCTGCCGGATAACCTCGCCTCTTTGTTGTATCGCTTCCTGCTTGGCTTTTTCTGCTGCAATGTGTTGCTTGAGTGCCGTTGTCTGTTGTGCCTGTGTTTTTAAGCGGTTCTGTTCTACCTGAAATCGCTCTTGTATGTTGACCTCTTGTTGTTCTCTAAACAGTTGATTCGCTTCAGAGAGTTGTATCTTTCGTTCTTCAAGCAACGCCTCTGCAGCTTGACGCGCTTTCGCATCAGCCGCTTGCGTCACCGCTATCTGTGCTTCCATGAATGCATTTGCCGTTGTTGCGAGACTCTGGACAGCCGCCCTTACATTAAATGCCATAATATCACCCTATCTGTGAGAATCCACCCTTGACCGCATTGAAAATCAGGTCCACCGTATCACTCAACTCCGGTGATATAAGCGCATCAACAGGTCCGGTAGGTATGCCGACACCATTAGCGCCCGGTGTAGCACTCTGCTGGCCTCGCAGCCCTTGCACTATCGCAAAGTTGCGTGCAAACCCCGCTAACGCACTGGTAAACCCCTGATTTTCCTGCGCCTCAAGTGATGCCAACTGTCCTGCCGCTTGAGAACTGCCAGCCAGCACACCCGGCAATAACGCCGCAGCCCGGTCCTGGTCCTGGCGAAACACATCGCCCGTCGCTTGTGCCAACACCTGCGCACCCGCACCCGATTGACCTAAGCCCCGCGCCGACACATTTGCGGCGATCTGGTTTAGCCGTGGTTCGGCAGCAGCTAACAGGTTTTGGCTCTGCTGGCCTGTCAGGTTGCCTTCCGCACGACGCCGCAACCCTTTCGCAAACTGGATACGCTCTCGCAAGACCTCTTCTTGGAGCTTCTTCGCTTCATCGTCACCACCGAACAGCCCACCGAGGACAGCTGATCCGGCAGCGATACCGCCCTGGATTAGCAAGGCATCGTCAACGCCGAACACGCCGTGCAGACTATTCGCCAGCTGTAGAATTGGTATCATATGTCACCTCTCAAATCGATAGCCAGGTATTATTGGTCAGTTTAACCCATGCGGCCGTCGAGTTTACAGCGAAATCACCGGGCACGCCCAGTTCTGTCTGTGGCGTTGAATCGTCCTCAAGCAGAAACGTCCTTCGCTGTTTTTCTTCGTCGATCCGGCGTATCTGTTCGCTTGCGTTTCGGTCCCGAAACATCTCCGGTGCTTGCATCGTTCACCTCAAAATATGCTTGAATATCACGCCAGATCCGTAGTGATTCGGGTAACGGGAAAAAGCACTTCCGCCCCGCAGACTCGATCAACAGCTCACCGTTCCGCATCTGCGCATAGGTTATTGCACTAAACGGAATAACCATCTCCGAATTTTCAGCTTTCTGGTATATCGCTTTTCTCATAACGTACTCCCAACAATCCGTAACGCTCTGATAACCGTCGCCGTGGTCCCGGTCATCTTTACCTGTATATTCTCGCCGCTTCGGTTTATCGGTATCCTGTACGGCCGTATCGGATGCGCTGTGACCGAATACGCCACACCGGATATAACGTCTGTTCCGTTGATCGTGACCGTGACCGTTATCGTTTTCGCCGCTTCAATCTCTATCTCAAGGTACATGTAAAACTTTTTCTGATCGGCAATCCCTAAGTCATCGAAATCCATTATCTGTGTCTGCCACAGCCAATCGATCTCGATCGTTGCGGACTCGTTTGTGCTATCCGTTGTCAGCCCGGATCGGTCCCACAATATCTCTCGAATCTCGTTTTCGCCATCTTCAACGACGAACACATCAACCGTTTTCTCGCCGCCCGACGTTGTCACGACCTGGTGACCCTGTAGGACGTTGAAATCCTCCCACTTCTCCCATGTCCCATCGGTCCTACGCAAGAACTGCAACGCCTTATCATCACCGGATACGGGATTCATGTATGCATTAAACAAGACCTCGCCATTCGGCAACGGTACAGCCGCCCCGGTTTTGACCGCGTTATTGAGAAAAAAGGTCCGTAACGGCGCAGCCACTTTATCAGGATAGCCTATGCCCTGCACGCTTGTGCCATCACAGACATGCAAACCATGCACACCGACGAACCACAGGAACTGATCGTCTTGACCCCATGCGAACGCATCAACCGGCCCAGTGGTTGAGATCTGCTCGATCCGAAAGTCAAATTCTGTGCCGCCTGTCAAACGCCATATCCCATCAGGCCCGCCGAACAATAACAAGCCCCGGTATCTGGTGCAGAACAGTATCTCGGCATTCACAACGATATTATTCGCTGTGGGGAATGACAGCCAGATCGGCACACCTGCGCGAAGGTCTGAGTAGCGTAGCTCCGTTTCGCATGCAGCAAACACCCGGTCATTATAGACCGCAAGGTTGCGGCATGTTGTTGGCAGCGGATTGACCGTCCGGCTCTCCACATTGTCCAAAAGCGCATAGCCCGCGCGCGAAGAGTCTATCAGGCTTGTATCGCTGCGTGTGTCGGTGAACGTCGTATCGGCAATAGAGACAGTCCCGGTGAGATACATCGGCAGATCCGGCACAATTATCCGGTAACTGTCGCCCGCTTCAAAGGTGTTGTCCGTGCCGCCAGTGAACCCCGCAGCGCAGACGATCGTATCTTGTGCTACGTCCACATCGGTGATAACCCCTTCAGATTCGTCCGTGGTATTCATGACGATACGGCCTGGAACAATCCCCGCACCTTCCCAGGTCTGACCTGTCTCAGAAACCGTGGTAGACCCTCCGCCCGTTGCTGTGCCGGTATAGCCGGAAGGCGGATCACCCACCGATCGCCATATCCGAATCTCGTCCGCACCCGTTGCAGCAACCGTTGACGCTGGCAGCACTGCCAAGTCGACTTCTCGATTATCGGCTCCCGCACTCGTTGTAACCGTTAGCGTGTTACTCATTCGGGATTCTGAACCGTCCAACGGCGAAAAATGCCGATGATATGTTAGCGCATAGAAATACAGCGCACTCGCCTGCATGCCGCCGGAAGTCCCGCCATCAACAAGTGTTACACTTTTCACGTCCGGTTCAGGAATCGTCAGCGGATATGCAAGTGCCAACGCCTCGCCGTTGCTTAAATCGATCCATTTCCCACGGTCATCGCCTTCACTGGTCAGCACCACCACGTCTTTTAATGCGAAGTCGCTGGAGAGTTTGCCGGTCAGATCGGTATCAGTAACCAGCGTTGTATCAGCCGCACCGGATCGATACAACTGCAAAATGCCCGTTGCGCGTAGATAGGTTGTGACCGGATTTTGTCCGTTCCGAGAGTGGGCTAACCCGCTCACCACCGATGCGAAATTCGCCACCGAGCGGATCACATAACGGTTCGATAGGTTGCCGTTGTTGTCTGCACGCACGCCGAACTGGTCAACGCTAAATATCTCGCTGCGCTCTGTGCGCTTCGCGTCGGTGTGCATGCCTGCGTTGAAGTTTTCTAAGCTCCAGTCAATCCGTTTCGGCATTATATCACTACACTGTTGCGCGTGAATACGCGGTTAGTTCCTGTAATGTTATTCTTGAAGATAATCGAGTTGCGATGCCAGAAGCTGATATTTTCTCTGATACGTTTGTTTACCCGTGGGATAACATTTCGGTATTCGGTCCGATAGTCAATTAGCGCTTGTTGACGTTGCGGCGTGCCAGCGCCCCAGGCCCAATACTCAACCCGGTGGATCAACGCAGCTTCCAGCTCTTCATCAAGTTCAAGGTCATCGTTACCGCTAGTGAGGTTCGCAGCCGTTATCTCCCGGTGCTTTGCAGCGTACAGTACAGCCAATGATTCAACGCCCGTGGCATCAGCACTTGCCACAGCGGGATGGATAACCAGTACCTTCAGCGGAGCGCCTGCGCTCTGGATAATGTAGGCATCGCTTGCGGCGAAGATGTTGTCACTTCCGCCCGCCAACCCGCCGGAGAAGGTCACGGTACTACCCGAAATGCTGGTGACTGTCGCTTCGCTATCGTCTGGCGTGTTCAACACCAAGTCATCGACTAATACCGGATCGGTTATCGCCCCAAAGTCCGCAACGGTTGTATCCACCAGTGTCGTGCTACTACCGCTTGTCGCTGTACCGGTTGCGCGTTGCTTTCTTGCGTTCCCCCACACATCATACCATGACGGGCGGTCCGAAGTCTTTGCGAACCATCGGCCCGCATGGATAGACGATAAAGACGCCTTCTGTAATGGTGGGTCGTCCTGCCATTTCGCCACGTCCACACGTAGGAAGTCAGAAGGCAATGCGTACTCAAATTGATCTGCAACCGCAGCATGGAACTGCGTTTTCTGGATGCAGCGCGATCGGTTGACCACGTCTTTTAATGCGCGATTCAAGTGTTTGCGATACACCTCGATCGTTGTCGCGTCTGTCGAGTCGTACCCCATGTCATCGATAATTTCTGTGATTATATCGCTTGCCAGCATTATCGGTTCCTCCAACTACCGCCACTCGGCGGCCCTACACGCCAATTCTTCGCCGCAGCCGGTTCGCTCTGCCACTGGTACGCTGGGCTTGATGGTGGGCTTATACGCCATTCCGAAATAAGGCACAATATCAAGTTCTTTAGGTCTGTCCATGAAATCATAACGCCGCTTTCTGAGCAAACAAACAACCTCGCCCGTCATCATATATCTTTTCAGTGATATTTGTCAGTAACGCCGAGATCTCCGAGATGGCTTGCTTCACCCCGTCCCGTTCGCTGTCGTGGAAGATGATAAACCCACCGAGTACCACATGCGAAAAGAACCGCTCAAAGTCTAGTCGCGCAGCCTCGTAGCTGTGATCGGCATCGATGAATAACAGGCTTATCTTTGCACCCCAGATCTTTGCAGCCGTTTCGGTTGACATGGCTAATACATGTTCGACCACGCTGTGAGCTTTCCGGTTCAGCTCTGAGACAGTAAAGCTCACACCGTCCATCGAGAAGTTGTCAACGCCGAACACTTCGCAGCCTGTGCCCTCTTGCGCACCTGCATACATCCAGATACCAGACGCGCCGGAACCGACACCCAGCTCTAGGATAACGCCGTCGGGTGAGGCAATCGCTGCGAGATTCTTTATTGCTTCGCAATAGCTTTCTGTGTCGATAAAGTCCTTAAAGTTCATTTTAGCATCAACCCGATCCCCACGGGTTTAGTCCCACCCATGAACGATATAAAGCCACGATACCCGTGCGGTGTGGTTGCCAACTCTAAATCCCATTTGCATTTAGGGCCACCCGCTGAAATATCGTGCATCACAATATACCCCCCAGGGCGAACCAATTGCCCGTAAGTGTCCACATCAAAGCATACGTTCTGATATGCGTGATCGCCATCGATAAAAAGAATGTCAGCCTGACGTTCACCGAGTATCGACTGTACAGCATCAAATGCTGACTTGCTTCGACTGTCATCAATGATGAAATGGACCCTGCTATCATGTGAGAACGCCTTTTGCACATGCGGAATAGATCCCCTGGCATTGTTATCGATTGAAATCAATACGCCATCGCCCTGTAGTATCTCATGCCAGAAACGCAGCGTGCCACCGTGAAACGTCCCGATCTCGATAATCGCATTTCCCGTGACCCTGCCATCGAACCATGTGAACAGCTCAAACAGTTCAAAATAGTTTTGGACAGGTGTATGCTCATAGTCACAAAATAGATGCTCAAACCGCTGCCTTGAAATCATATACAAATGGCCGCCTTGAATCGGCGTTTGACTTGGTGTCAAGTATGGCACGCCGTTTGTGCAATAACGCTAAATCCTCTTTAAGGCATTTCTCGCGTTGATACGATTCGCTGCCGTGCGTTATTGTCATCCCGCCGATATGCACGCCGACACATTCTGGGCAATGATAGACACGGAGTCCCAGCCGGTTTACACTTTCAAAGTATTCGGTATCATCGCAATACAGCGTATAGCCCTCGTGGAAGCCACCGATTTTATCGTAGGTGTCACGGCGTAATGCCGCGAAACAGATACCATTGTTCATCTCGCCGTTATGTGGGGCGATTGATGTGCCTGTTACAATCCCCGCATCAGGATAGGTGATAAAGTTGTCCGCCAGTGGCATCACTGACGTTGATATAAGCATATCACTGTCTAAAAAGATGTGAACGTCTACAGCAGACCATTCTACGCCGATGTTACGTGCTTCAGGGACCGGCAAGTTTTGCTCTAGATTGATAATCGCATCACAATCCCGCGCATATTTCGTCAAAAGATCAAGCGTCCCATCTTTGCTGTGCTGGTCCAACATCACCATCGGCGGATAAAGATGTCTGCCTAACGCCTCGAAGAAGCCGTCGATTAGGCCTGCGTTATTTCTGAATAAGGCTACAATGTTAGTTCGCATGCTTTATCAAATGTATCGATTGACTCAGTGACGAATTTCGGGGCCGCATCATACAGCGTTTGATACTTCGCAGTTGATTCCAGTTCTAAAAAATGGTGGTAATAATGAGCGATTGGCCCCGGCATTGTGCGAAAATCCGTCTGCTGTTTGCAGAACAGTTCCCACCGTCCCGGCTCTCGGCTGTGCCCTAAATGGACACCATGATAGACACGAAGCGGATTCAGTGTTTCTTGCGGAAGTCCCAACCTCGCTTCAACAATAAGCCGATACAAGATGTTTTGGTTATCAGCCCTGCCTAGCAGATGGTTGAACCATTCACTTTTTAGCCACGCCATCCCCTCGTCAGTTTTGACAAGGTGTTGATACTTCGCAATTATCGGTGTCATCTTCTCGAGATACGGTTCGACAACGTAAAAATGGCTGTTCCCCATCATCCGCAAACCGCGTTCAGGGCCTTCGCCGTGGAAGGTGTTAGAATAGCACAGCCCCTCTTTAACACAGTCTAGCAGATGCAATTCCTGGATGGATACCTCTTCACGAATAACGATATGGTCCACATCACACATCCAGACCGTCCGGAACTCATGGAGTGCCGGATGGTTAAACAGCCATCGCGCGCATTTGGTGCCAAGCGGTGACTGAATATAGTCGTCTAAAGCATGTGGGTAGATCTGGCAGTTCATCCCAACGCATAGGTTGCGAACGGATTCCGGTTGATCGCCATGCCCAAATATCACGGGTGTGTATTCTGGATAAGCAAAGTTGGCAGAGTGAACAAACAGCGGAACCCAATGCCAGTAATCGGTATCAACCACTGCTACAACTGCCATGCTCTCCATTTAGCACCCCGCACGCCGCATCCAAAACATGTTTAATGGATACGCTGGTCATACACGCTTTGTCCCAACCCATCGCACACTCCCACATCCAATCCCCGGTATACCAAAAACAGGGACGACACAC